GCCGTTCTCCTGCAGGAGAAGCAGCGATACCAGCAATATTTCCCGCGCGAGGAAACACGCCAGGCCATTCCAGGCGATGAGCCCATGCCGCGCGTGGTAAAGCAGCCGCTGCCGGCGCATCTGCGGCCCAAGACCGAAGCCACCGGATGACCATCAAGAGGGCAACGCAAAAGACTTGACACCAAAATAGGATCAGGGTATCGGGGGAGATTGCGTTTGGTTTCGTCCAGTAAAATCCAAGATCATTTGGCGTACCCGCCGCGAGGTCTGAGGGCGCCGCGAGCGGCTGCTTATATCGGCATGAGCGAGACTTCTTTCCTCCATCTGGTCGATGAGGGTGTGATGCCAAAACCCAAGCGGGTCAAAGGCATGAACATCTGGGACCGGTATGAGCTCGACGCCGCCTTCGAGTCGCTCGCCCCGGAACAGCGGGACGAACCCAAGCGCCGCAACACCTTCGATACAATCCTAGGGATCGACACAGATGGCGAGCGCTCTTAAGCACGTCCAACGCGCGGGCAAATACCACTACGTCCGGTTTCCCGGTCACGAACGCCAGCGCCTGCAGGGCGCGGAAGGTTCGCTGGAGTACTTGGCGCACTACGAAGAGCTGCGCGCCGCGGCCGAGAGCAAGCGCGGAGCAGCGGCGCCGACGCTCACGGTCCCAACCCTTCCGGCACGGGTGGCGTTTCTGCCCGGCTCTCTCGCCTGGGTGATCGAGCAATATCTAGGCTCGAGAGCGTTCCGCGACCTCGCCGACGAGACCAGGCTCGTCTATCGGCGCCAGCTCGACATGCTCAAGCGCGATATGGGCGCCGGCTTGATTACCGATCTGCGGCGCAGCCACGTGAACCAGTACAGCGCCGCGATCGCCAAGAAACACGGCAACGCAACCGGCGACGCCATGATCCGCAAGATTTCGATCCTTTGGCAATTCGCGCTCGGCCTCAAGCAAGCCGCCATTGATGATGATGCCGGCAATCCGACCAAGCACGTCAAGCTGCAGTACAAGGTGCGCAAGCCGCATGCGCCGTGGCCCGACAAGATCCAGCAGCTATTCCTCAAGGGTGCGCCAGACTACACGCGGCTGGCGTTCTACCTCCTGCTCTACACCGGCCAGCGCCGCGGCGACGTCCTGACCATGACGTGGGCCGGCTATGACAGCGTGACTCGGCGCATCAACGTTGTGCAGGAAAAGACCGGCGTGACCGTGCCGCTGCGCGCCCACAAGGAACTCGCCAAGCTGCTGGCACAGACGCCGCGGGTGAGCGATCGCATCTGCACCAACTACTTCAAGAAGCCCTATTCCAAGGGCGGGCTGACGCAACTAGTCGTAAGACGCCTGCGCGAGGTGGGGATCGATCCCGATCAGTATACCCTGCACGGCCTGCGCAAGACCGCCGGCGTCAAGCTCGCCGAGGCCGGCGCCACGGTCGACGAGATCATGCGGGTGCTCGGTCATTCCTCGCCGGCGCAGGCGCTCTGGTACACGCGCGAAGCCAGCAAGCGCAAGCTGATCGACGCCGCCATGGACAAGTGGGAGGCAGCGTGAGGAATCTGCGGCTTCTTTTGCTGTTCCTGCTGCGTGACGTGTTGCCACCCACTTTATTCACACCGAGCGATTGGTAGCCCTGGAACCCAAGCCATGACCAGAGACCCACCCGCGACCTTAGATGAGCCCGACTCCGATTTGGAGGTTATCCAGAAATTGCGCGCCGAAATCGAGCAGCTGCGGGCGGCGCTGGCACGATTGACAGCAGACAATGAACGGACACGCGCATTGGTTCAAGACCTGTCGGTCACGCGAGACACGGCAGTGAACATGAAACTTGAACGCGACGCCGAGATCGAGCGGCTGCGCATCATCGCCGCACCAGAGCCAGCGCCATATTATGAGGGATGGCACGATGGCTTTGAATCGAGGGATTCAGAGATTGGTGAACTACGCGCCGAGGTCGAACGACTGAAGGCGGAGGTAACAGAAACGAGAGAGACATGTAGTGAGCTTCGCTTGTTTGACTTGGCCGAAATCGAACGGCTGCGGGCGGCAAGTCAACGAGCATTGGACCATTACGATATGCGATCGGAACTGTACACCAACGACGCCGACGTAGCGGCTGGCATGGTGGACATTTTAAGCGCCATCCTGGAGCCCAAGCCACAATGGACGGCAGAGGACAGGGAGCGAGAACGGCACCTCATTGAAGAGGCTGCGGCACAACCCGGATCCTATCATCTCCATGAAATAACAAAACTTGAAGCCGAGGTTGAGCGGCTGCGGGCGGAAGCTGCTGACCGAACGAAAAAGGTTGAGTCATTATGGGCGCTTTCTGATGCGCGGGGTGCCGAGATCGAGCGGCTGTCCGAGGCCCACGAATGGATTGTGAGATTGAGCCACGCCTATCCCCTCACGATTTTCCCCGAGCCGGACCTCAAGAAGGCGCGCGAGTTACTAGAAGCGGGCGGCATGACATTGGATGCTATCAGTGCCGACGCTATGCGGCACGTCATCACGCAAGTTGCCAAGATTTCCAGCGCCGCCCTGGAGGCTAAGCCATGAGCAATATCGTTGAGCGGCTCAGAGATTATGATCCAACGCGGGCGAACAGTCGCGAGGCCGCCGACGAGATCGAGCGGCTGGTCGAAGCTCTCATATGGTGTTCAGCGTCTGAAGATTTCCAAGAGGGCGGACAAGCCCGCGAGGGATGGTTGAAACTTTGCAAACCATTGATCGACGCTCACGTCGCTCTTGCGGCAGAGGACGAGCCGAAGCCATGACCACCCGCCTCACGTTCCGCAATGGATTCGATTGGCACCGGGTCACGTGGTCACGCCCTGATAGCCCAACACCGGCTCTGTGCTCATATTGCTCGGGGCCGCTACCCGAGGGCCCTCTGATGCTTTGGCGCAAGGACGGCGCGGCGCTGTCGCTCTGCGACCCCTGCATCGAGCAATGGGTCACCACCGAGGTTGGGTCATCTGGTCCTACCCGCGCCGCCCTGGAGGCTAAGCCTGAGACCAAGCCATGACAACCAAATTCAAATACTGGCTCTGGGGCGTCGCCGAATACCATGAATGGGAACAGCACCCGCCCCGCTGGTTCTGGCGCTGGCTCCTCAAGAAGATGGACCGCGCACACGGCTGGAAACACATGGACTACGACTATGACTGAGCGCACACGTCCTCAACTTGGCGATGCGCCGATCGAGCCGAAATACATCGAAAAGATGAACGCGCTGGCGCACGCGATGGACGAGCTGTTCAACGGCGAAGCCAAAGGCGACGATCGGGAAGTCGGCTTCGTGCTGATGGTATTTGCCTATGGCGAGAAGGAAGGGCGCTGCAACTACATCAGCAACGGCGCAGATCGTAAGGACATCGTCGTGCTGATGAAAGAGATGATCGCGCGCTTCGAGGGCCAGCCGGAGATGAAAGGGCGTGCCTGAGTGAGAAACCTGCATGAGCTTGACGTCATGCCTCCGCGATTGCCTTGTCCCACATCGCCATTACTTCGGCGTGGGTGTGACTGTCATTGTATTCTCCAACGTTCCCCATTACTTTGGTCAAAGCATTAATGCTCATGGAGAGGCGAGAGTTAGCTAAGGGGGCAATAATGTTGATGCCAATAATTCGTATTAACGCTCCTCTTGAACATGCTTGCTGCTGCCAGGTGCTGCTGACGTCGAACATTCTGCGCTGGCACCACTTTTCTGGAGTGTTAATCAGTGCCTTCGCGGCGATCAGGTCGAGCTTGGTCTGACTAACTTGTGGCGGCGCTTCAACGTCAACGTGTTTCATCTCATGCCTCCGGAATGGGTTGACGATCATCGCATCTTCATCGCCCTTTGCGAAGCGGGTTGGCGCGGAAGTCCTTGCTGGCACGTAGTTGCTTGGATGCAATACCGGCTGCGCTATAAATATCCGCTGTTCCAGAAGAGGGGTGGCGTCATCAATTTGGATTGCACGTCGTGAGGAACGAAGGGCCGCAGAAATGTGGCCCTTTTGCCTTTTTTACAGTTTTCTGAATCGGATTCGCTTTTCGTTCTCAATTTACGCCTGTAAAACCCTTGATATTAAACAGTTTTCCCGTTGCATTCAGGAACAAGAGACGTTTGCATTGTCAAAGGCTTACAACGATTTTACAGCCCATTTTACAGCGCTGAGCCCCAGGATTTTGTAAAAAGGCGGAAAGGCAATTGCCATTTGTTCCCTGTCCACAGGAGAAACTTACAGAATTCTTACGTACAGTTTTGAACCCTTCCAGGGATCAATGATTGGTATTATGGTCACCAAACGTCTTAGGACGACCGCTGTGGGACGACCTCAACCGGCCCTTTCAAATATTCAAAGCGGAGGCACGCCATGGATACCCTCGGGCAACGCATGATGACGCAGCGCAGGCGCCTTGGACTGTCGATGAAGAAGCTCGCCCAGGAGTTGGGCGTCTGTGAAAAAACGATCTGCAATTGGGAGCACGACGACGGCTGCTTCCCGGTGGGGAAGCTGATCCCGGTTTGCCGCGCCCTGCACTGGACGCCGGGGCAGCTATTGGGCACCGCAACCGACCTCGACGCAGCCGTGAAACTGCAACAGGTGCGTGAAGTCTGCGAGACCATCGGGCACATCACCGCACGCCTGCGCCAGGTTCCTGATTTCGATGAGGCTAAGGTGCAATTGGTGGAACGTGATCGGTTGCGCAACCGCCTGCGCGCACTCTTGGACCTCCCGCCGCGCAATGATACCGGCAATATCTCGGCCGAGCTCTCCCGCCAGGTCGCATGGCATGACGCCAAACAGGAAAAACTTTCGATTTTTGACCGCTACTTTCGCACGTTCAAGCGGGTGCTAAAGCGCCTCGACAACACCGCTGCCTTCATCGTGCGCGCTTGGCCGATGAGGGCGGGTGCAGTTCGCGAAGATGCTTCACCAGTTTGACGATGTCGAATCCGATCGCGTCGGCCAGGGCGAACAATTCGACAACGTCGATGCGCCTTTGGCCGGATTCGGTCTTTGCGACCCACGATTGAAAGTGCCCCACACGGCGAGCGAGTTCGCGCTGATTGAGTTTTGCCGCGGCTCGTTCTTTCGCCAGAAGCTCCACCAGGTCGCGGTGCAATTTGGTGTGAATCGTCCGCACTCCACAGGATGGTTATCCAATTATAGGATAATCCCAAATCCAGATCAGACGGCGATTTTTATGCCAATTTCGACAATATGCAAAGGCACCACCGATAGTGACTTTCGAGACCGAACGCCTCAAGGCGCTGCTGATTCAGGTGATCAAGCGGCTGGCCAAATACGAACCCGGCGCGCTGCTTTTTTTGTGGGCGTAGGCAATGAAGGTTTACTGTTCCCGCCGTTTCAGCTCCCGCTTAATGGCATTGCGAATGAAGTCGAGCCGGATTTCCTCGGGTTCCAAGGCAGCGTCGATAGCGGCCAAAATCTCATCCGGCAACGGCAGCACAATGCGCGTCCCATAAAGCTTGGGGCGGCCCGCGCCAGGCTTGTTTTTCCTATGTTTTCTGACCCTCATAATTTCATATGTACACTATTGACTTCTGGTTGGCAACATCGTATATATGAATTTGTAGGAGCCGGCAACCCCTGCCGCTGCCTTTAGTGTTTGTCCCAGGATTTTCTGGGCAACGGAACAGGAGAACGAACGTGAAGACTGTTATTGTTGCAATGCTATTAGCGACCGCCATTGCCAGCCCATCGAACGCCGGAAGCGGGATCAAGATCGAGAAGCCTTGCTGGAATAAGTGTTCGGCTCCACAGCCTGCCCCGCGGCCGCATCCGGCCGATTTCTATGCCAACTGCTGTGTGGTTGGCAGTGTGAGATTTGTCGACCACAGCAAGGACAATGCCAGCAGCTCATCCGTGAGCCGCTCCCAAATGGTCATTGAATCTAACATCGGTGGAATGAGGAGCACGAGCGTGATCGATAGCACGTATCGTTCCTATTCGCGCTGAACAACGGGACAAAGGGAAAATGACCGCCAGCGAATTCGAGACCTTGCGCGCTGACCTGCTTGGCTTGCGCGCGGATGTTGATCGGCATTTCGCCGAGATCGATCGGCAGTTCGCGCAGGTCGAGGCCAAGCTCGACGCCAAACCGAGCGTGGCCGCCCTCTATCAATCCGTGGCCGTGATGATGTTCGGTCTTAGTGCGGCGATCACAGGAACTGTCGTGGTGCTCAAAAATATCGGACTGCTGGGATGAAAACGACCCCGGCCGATCGCGCCGTACAATAAAAAAGGCCGCCGCCCGTAGGCGACGGCCCGTGTTGGGGGAAACAGAAAAATGACAAAGGTAGTACGCCAAGGGGACGCCATCATTCTGCCGGACGGGCGAGAATTCGTCATGGCCGAGCGTTTCTTTGAATTCCACAGCATTGCTGACGTCGAGCAATTCCTAGCCGATAGCGTAGAAGTTCAGTTCTGGGAGAAGAGCGGCTGGTGGTGCTGTGGACGTGGTGGTACGCTGACCAAGAAGGTTGGTCGCGCTCGCCGAAAGAATGCTCACAAATATGCGCATGTGCCATCGTCTGGCCAATAAAAAAGGCCGCCGCCCGTAGGCGACGACCCGTGTTGTGGTCCTGGAAAGCGCCTTACGAGCGCCCGCAGTCTATCAGTTTTCCCGCATGATGCTATGCGCCGGCGGCATTGCCGCGCCGATCGTCGGGCTCGGCCCATGGCCGATGATGCGCACGCCGGGCAAGCCCAACAGCAACGCGACGATCAGGTAGAGCACGATCAGCAGCACCACCAGCAAGTACAGCCGCTGCACATCCCAGTCGATGGTGTAGGTGAACCATTTCGCGACCATGACGATGATCGCGCCGACCAGCACCAGGATCGCAGCGACGATGGCGACGTTGATGATGCCGAGTAGGATGCCACCTAGACTCATGTGAACCTCCCTATCGCACGAGCACCAACACGATCACCACGATTGCGATGATCAGCGCCACCCATGCGACGTTATGGGCGAACTGACGCCATGCCTGCCGCATCAAGGTATCGGCTGCGGCTCGCCAACCGGCGTGATGGTGCCGGCGATCGCCTCGCCCGCCACGATCTCGACATCCATCGTGGTGATCAGCTCGCGCACGCCGCTGCCGAGATCGGCGTCAGCCGTAGCGGTGATCTGAACCTGCCCGACCGATCCAAGGGGCGTCACCACGGCCTGCGTGGAGTCGCCGGCGTTGGTGTCCACGGTTGCCAGGTTGGGGTCGGACGTGTCCCAGGTGACATTACCATCCACCTGTGCGGGATTGCCCTTGCTGTCGACATACGCGACCTGCACTGCGATCATCTTGTCGTTCGGAAGTTTGTAAGCCATGCCATCTCCCCAAGCGGTGAGAGTGAGCCCGTCATAGCGGATGGTGATCCTCGCGCCGGGACGGGAAGCCGGCTCGTCGATCAGAAATTTGAGCGTGCCGCCAAGCTGGAATTGCAGCGTGTTCACGGCGCATTGCCTGTGATAACCACCCGCGCACTGCCAGGAGGATCGATCGTGATGGTGATGGTCGCGATCACGGGCTCGGGCTCGGGCTCGGGCTCGGGCGGGATCGGCTCGGCTTCCAGCACCAGCGCTTGCACAGCCGATAGCAACGTGTCGGCGTCCTTATTGATCTCGACTTCCTTGCGATTGATCGGTCCCCAATGCTTGCGCAGCTTGCGCATACCAATGCCAGTGACGAAGGCGGCGAACGACGGCGAGAACTTGGCCAGGAACTGATAGCGAGCGCCGTCGCCGCTGCCAAAGCTACCGAGCCCCGCCGCTGTCGGGCTCAAGCCTTGCTGGAATGACGGGAGGAAACCATTCGGGTCTTCCCAATACTCTGTCAGCAGCGGCGCAATGTTCGAGCTGCACGAGCGGATGTTATACGATGTCTGGAACAGGCCGGCCTCGCACGTTTCAGACGATGTGTTCGACGCAGTGGTGTCGCGCCCTTCGTAGTATTTGCCGGACGACTCGCGCATCCCGAGCCCGATCATCATCACGAACAGGTGCCGCAGGGTGTCATAGCCCGCAGTCGAATTGTCCATCCCCTTGGCGGAGAACTCGCTGCGATACCACGTCAGCGCATCGGTCTGATCGTCGGAACGCTGCGCCTGCGCCATCTCGACAGCACGCGACAACCCTTCCTGCAATTCCAGCACCGCCACACCGAACGCATTGGCCATGCCGTTGAGATAGGCGCGCGGTGCCTTGCCGCGATCCTTCCACGAGTAGTTGACCAGCGGAGACTTGCCGACCAGATCGATAATGGCCGCGCTCAACTCTGGCGGCATTAGACCGTCGTCGCCCTCGTCCATGCGCGCGTCGAGATTATCGACCGCCGCCCATGTGTCGTTGCCGACCACGCCGTCCGCGCTCAACTTTGCTGCCGCCTGGAAGCTCTTGACCTGTGCATCAGTGATCGCGCCGAAGTCGCCATCGGCTGGGACGAGGCCAAGCGTGATCTGCAGCGCCGCCACATCCGGCCCCTTGTCGCCCTTTTTGAGCTCGCGCCGCTCGGCTGGCGGCACTGGCGGCACTGGCCCGGCCGCGCTTGGCCAGACCAGCGCAATCACGCTGCTGATCGGAAAGCTCTGCGTGTTGATGGCGTCGCCCTGGTTGCCGCCGCGGCAGATGTAATTGCTGCCCGACGTGCTTTCGTACAGCGTGACATGCCCACCGCCCGAGCGCGTCATCACCACGATGCAGCCGAGCCGTGGCGACGCCAGGCGCACATAGCCGGGATCGCTCGCCCAGGCCTGCGCCCATAGGAACTTGTCGGTATCGGTCGGGCCGAACACCGGCCGGATGCCGGCCATGGTCATGCAATAGGAAACGGTGAGCCCGCACCATGGCACCGAGTCGTGATTGTATTGCGCGCAATAGTCCGCCATCTCGGGATAGGTGCGCGCGATCTCGGCCGCCATCGCCATAATCTTCGGATTGTCGGCGGCGCCCGGCGTCTCGACGATGCCGGTCATGGCGCGCATGACCGCCAGCCATTTCGGTGTTTCGTCCGCGCGCACGCGTGCAACCGCCTGCGGTGCCGCCATCATCATCTCCTGAATGTTCGGAAATTCTAGTCGCGCAGCGGAGGACAATCCGGTGGCGCCCACGTCGCAACCGACTTGCTTGCCCTAAGATACGCAGCGACACCATTGGTCACTCCAGTCCGCGCCCGCTCTGGCTGCCCACGATCGTCTTTCATCCAGACTTCGAACATATGCATAACGTGATTCTTAAGGGCAGCGTCTAAAGCATCAGACATGATTGTACGAACTGTCTCTCGCATTGCAGGATCAGTACACATAACAGGAGTCGATTGCGCGCTTGCCATCTCGAACCCAATATTTGGCAACTGCGCCGCTGGACAGCACGTCCCAAGCAGCAACGCCGACCCTAGAGCTGCTGTTTTTCTCGGACCGTTACATTTTGACATGCCTTCACCAGCGTTTCCCAGCGATCGATCTCTCGCTCCCATCGTTCGCTACTTTTGAGCCACACAAATCCCAGCATCACCATAAAAAGTGCATTGAAAATCAGAAGCGCCAAAATAACCGGCGTCGACTTGAGTGCTTCAATCGCAGCACCGGCCGCCTTGCCAACCTCTTCCGCCGGTCCACCAGGATTCATCTAGAGGCTCCCATCAGGGACTTTACCATCGCTGGCATCACGAAGAGCGTGCGAGATGCTGTTCTCTCCATGATACGGCACCCGAGATCACGTCTGCACCACGGCCGTTGTTCATTCGATCGTGTGCAAATCGCGTCCTACGCTAATGCCTTCATGATTACAGCAACAGTTTCCGGTCCGGCCCAGCCGTCAGCATTAAGCCCGTTCGCCTTCTGAAATGCAGCCACCGCCTTGTTGGTCGCCGCACCATATTCACCGTCAATATCAAGCTTCGCATTATTCAGTTTGTTGAGCGATTCCTGCAACCACGACATGCTACCGACTGAATAACTACCTGATTGTGCTGGCGCTGCGCTGGATGGTTTTGCTCCACCGATCGCATTGGTAACCTCACGAATAAGATCAACTGCTTTACCAACCTCATCGCGCCTAGACAGCAACAGCATGGCAACTTTGATCATCGATCCAAAGTCCACGACACTCTCCTTTCATTTCGATTCTTCATCCAACTCTTTTTGCAGTTTCTGTAACGGAGCCTTCAAATGTTCCGGCAGATTGTCGATATCGACCGGCGTACTATTTTCAGACTGTAATTTGTAGACTGCCTTGGTCTGTTGGTTCAATTCGACCACCTGCTGCCGCAACACCGTGATACGCTCATCAATCACCGGCATTTTTGTCAGTATTTCGCCAATCTTATCCAGACTACGTTCCAAATTAGCGATCCGCGCCAGCGTCGAATGCACCTGCCGCCCTCCTACCGCATCAAGCACTTCCACATGCGCAGCCAATTCTGTGACCTTCTGATCGAGATGTGCTCCCCACACCAAAGCAAGCACAACCTGTCCCAGCAAAAACAGGATAAACGCTACAGCGCTTTTGTTGTCGTTGAGCATCTCCCACATTGCGGAGCCTTATCTCTCGACCACCTTGTCATGGTCCTTCAGCGTCCCCTCTGCGATCTCTACCGATGTCACCACCTTTTTGACGTCAGGCATATCCGCCACTTTGGCGATCTGCGCCGTCTTCGAGGTCGCCACGAACGACCAGATCATTGCACCAAGCAGAATTATACCAACAAGCGTGTTGATCACCATGTCGCTCATCGGTCCGACCAGATCAGCGGCAACGAGCCCGCGCGCGCTGAACCATGCCACGACGCTCGGAACAAAAATGCGCAGCACCCCGGTGAGCTGTTCCTTATCCATCAGGCTCCGCTACTTCTTTGTTTTTACGCTTGTGCTCCTCAATCGCGGCATCAACGGCATTGCGATAGCGCACGAACAGTTCGATCTCCGTGCGCAGCGCCTTGATCCGATACCCCATCAATCGCTCGGCGCTTTCGCTGATGACATTACCTGGTCGCCTCACCATTGCAGCAGCGAACGTCCACGCCCTTTATAGTTTGGCTCGTAAAGCATCCAATCAGACCGTGCCTTGAGATAATTGTTTTCCAACAACGTCACCTTCTGCTGCCAAGTTGTCTGGTCGTCCTTGCAGTTTCCCCACGCCGAATAGACCATCTCACCCGACGACACCCAGCGATTGTCTCCAAGCCGGACCACCTTGCTCACTTCACACGTTGCGCGCGGACTTCGTAGCTGATGCTTCTCTACCTGCAAAAAATTGTCGCCTGCAAGGCAGCCGCCACGGGAATAGATCAAAACATCAGGCTCGTACTCCCAGCGCACCACCCCACACCAGAGACCTAAGACCAAGGCTGGTAGTTCGGGAATCATTTGCCACCCATCAACGTCTTGAGGTGCTCCCAATCCAGGTCGACGCATTTTGCCAGCAGTTTCTGCGCGTCGGCGTTGGCCTTGTAGACCTGCTCCAGCGCGTTACCGCCGGTCCAAAAGATATAGGCCAGCAGTGCAAAGTTCATGACGACGAGGGCAAGCGCGAGCGGCTGCGTTCGCATGATGTCGAAGAAGCCGCCGACCGCTTTGCTGGTTTCTCCGATGGCGCTCATGGTAGTTCCGACCAGTGCTCGAAGCCGAGCCAGCCCACAAATGCGAGCGCCAGCAGGATCACGACAACGACCGCGATCCAGGGCAATGCCGCTCTGGTGTTTGGGGTCATAGCGACGTGCTGTAGTTGACGTTCAATGTGTCCCCGTTCACCACCGCCTTGTCGCCGGTCGAGAACGTGCCGGCCGACCACAGCACGCCGGCGGTGTTGTCCTTGGTATTGAGCGCGCCGCTGCCGAAGCAGAGGAACGCGCCCTTGACGGTTCCGGTGCCGGTGATGGCGAACGACAGCGCCGCCGACAGCGCCTTTCCTCCTGCCGTGGCGGCTGACCAGGCTGCGGTTTTGCGATTGCCGGTATAGGTCGGGGCATTGGCGCCGCCGGCCTCGAGCCAGCCGGCATGCGACGCCATGGTGTCGGCTGCAGAGACCGCCGAATATGAGGTCGACGAGACCAGGCTCATGAACGGCCCGGTCACGGTGTAGGCTGACCCAGCGAGGAAGGTATCAAGCGCCAGGTTCTTGCCGACGGTTGTGACCACGTTCTCGATCGTGTCGCGCCATTTCAGTTGGCCGTCGGCGCCGATGCATTCGATCTCGTAGCGACCATGCGCGGCGGCGCTTTCATCAAGACCAGTGCCGCGGACCACGGATGCGTCATTGCATTCGCGCGCTTGCGCGCGTTCCTCGGTCATGGGTTTTTCTCCTTTGAATTACCAGCCGGACGCGAAGCCAGAAGGCACGGTGCCGTTAAATGCAGTGGCGCCGAAATTCGCGGTAACTACCTGCCCGTTGGTGAACGCAGACGAGAACCAGGGAAATAGTGCTCCAGCAATGGTGCTATAATTAATTCCACCAGTTCCCGTCGCCGGATTGTTGGCTGTTCCGCTCAGCGCATTCCAGCTTCCAGATGCGCCAACTCTGAACCAGATCAGAGTATTCGTTAAATCGATAGCAATGCCGAGGATAGCGCCCCCGCCAAGACCCGGTAGCGACCAGCTTCCTTGCAGCGAATTATTCAGCCAAACAGAGCCGCCTGCGTTGAGCCCAATAGCGTTGGTCGTAGTTCCCGCAGATAAAACAGCAGATGAAAGAGCAAGCCCAACATAGCCGGAGGACAATGTGGTAGTTGTAATCTCGAAATAGCGTTTGCCTGAACTGTATGAACTGATGGCACGCACACCGGCACCACCACCAACTGCCGAAGTTGCAGTTAGGTCACCGCCGGTGAGGTTTATGCCGCTCTTATCCGACGGATTCCAGGTCGTGAAAGCCGGTGGCGATGTAGTTGTGCCATCCTCCACCGAGAGGGCGGTGGCCGCCTCGGCGATTTCGCCTAGGTAGGCGAGCCCAGACTCAACGACATCTGCCGCGCTCGCCGCCTCGAGCATGATCTCGCCGAGGTAGGCGTCGACGAGCTCGGCGACCGAGGCCGGGTCGTCGACCAGCGTAGCGAAAACAACATTGCCGGTCCCCAGCGCGTCCACCGCCGCGGCAGTTTCTGCAATCGCGGCCGCAATTGCCCTTCGTGGCGGGCGCACACTGACACTGCAGATCAGCATTTCAAATGTCACCGCTCACGATGCCAGCCGGAAAATATCCGGCACGCGCAAAAACTTCTTCCCATGTCTCACCGTCGTCGGTGGAGCAGAATACGACCGACGGCTTCTGAAATGTCGGCGCGGAAAGCTCGCGCATTCCAAGCACGTTCCAGACCCCACCGGCGAAGCTGACACCCCAAACTATCTCAACAGGAAAAGATGCGCTGCTATTAGTGACCTTGCCGTCGTCGGCCTTGCTTTCGATCTTGACCGTGTTGCCGATGTCAAGAATCGGGCCGCTGATTTGCCATCCCGTCAATCCGCCTGGTGTCATAAAAATTTTCTTGTTCGGATCATAAGCCTGAAATCCATCAGGCACCTTGCCATCTTTGCCGCCTCTGTTCTCTGGCTTGGTGGCATGAGCTAGAAGCAGCTGGGTTATTTGTTTGTCGATTTCATCGGTTTGTTCACTGCTGAATGAAATTAATTCCGCAACCAGATTCCAGCTGCGCCCGTCGGATGAACTCCAGAGCTGGCGTTGAGCCAGTATGTCCCCACTGTCAATGGTGGCGGCCGAGGCAGCAAAAAATGCACGTTCGTCCGGGTCCCACACAATCCCCATAAGACCATACGCGCCGACATTGTCATAAGGTTTGGTAAAAACATTAGACCACTGCTGGGCGTTGTTCGAATAGCGCATCTCTATAGAACTGCTCGCACCTCCGCCCGCCAAAAATACTGGAGTGCCGCCAACTTCAATAATCGACTCGCCGACCGTCGTCGGTGTGCCATTGACAAGCGCATATGACATGCAACGAAACGCTACGGCTTTGGTCTCGACGACCGTGGTCCAGGTCTGCGGCAAAATGTTTGCGGTGTCTTCGGATGGCTTGCCTCGGTAGATGCGGCCGATGGTATTCTCATCGTCGGCCACCTCGACGCCCACAGCAACGATCGCACCCCCGCCCCAATGAACATTCACGATCCGCGTCAGAATATCTTGACTGAGCGCCATCAGATATCCGTGCGCACGAATGGCAACGTCACCGACAACCCAGACGGCTCGGCGTTGTCGGACTGCGTCACCCGCAGCGCATAGTGATCGCCCTCGGCGAAGTCGGTGGCAGCCGGAATGTTGAAGTCGCCAGCCTGCCCGCCAGCGGTATCGATGTCGCCCGCGGCATCGAACGTGATGGTGCCGATCTCGGTGCCGTTCTTCTCGATCGACAGGATGATATCGGTCGCGCCGGTCGAGTCGTTGCCGACATCGAGGTAGGCATAAGCATGTTCGTTCCCAGAACCCAGGCGCATCGTCCGGTTGGCTATACCTTGGAAAAACAACTCGTCCGGCTCGCGCTGGATGCTACCGGGCACGAAGATCGCGGCGTCGTAATTGACATCTCGCAGCGGCATCCAAAGCTGATACAGCGGATTTCCTGCGGTGCTCCCATCGGTGGCGTCGGGATCAAAGTCTGCGGGATATGCCGGCGACGTGTGCGGCTCGAGCACTTGATAAAAACCATTGCCGGCCGTGAACAAATTGCCCGGCACGTAGGGCGTGCTGTTCATCCACGCCCCGACATATTGCAAAGTGGCAACCGGCAATGGAACGACTTGCGTCGTTGTGTCGGTGTAATGAAACGTCATGCTGCTTGAGGTATAGGTCACGAAGTCGATGCGCTTGCCTTCGAGCAGGTCGGCATTCAGGGCGACAACGCGCTGATCGAGATCGTGGAAATTGCCATCGACCTGGGCAGCACTGTTCGGCGTGCCGGTGCCGGCACCCCACGCGCCCGTCGTGACATAAACGATTGTCATTCGCCTGCCTTAGCCTCTGCGTTCTTTCTGATCTCATCGCGCTTGCGGATTTCGGTATTCACGCGCTCGATTTCGCGGGAATACCAAACCGCGGTCTGGTAGCTATCGCCCTTGGAGCCCTTCTCACCACCAATGACGCCCGGATCGGTGCCGGCGCGACCATCAACGGCCGGCTGTTTGCCGCCGCGGTGCCAGATTTTATTGGTGACTTCGACATCGACGAAATTATCGCGGTTGACCGAGCCGTCATCGTTCTCTTGATAGACCCGCACCTCGTCAAACCGCCGCTGCGTTTCAACCTGATGTGATGTCGCCGTGCTGCTGCTCCAGCTCGTTGTAAGATTGACCTCCTTGGCGGGATTGCCTCTGATCGTACAGAACCCCTTCGCCGGATCATCCGCAGGCGGCAGTGATCGCGCCGGCTGCGGCCGGATGTCGGGCAGCACGACCGGGCGGACGACAATTTCAAATCCCGCCATCAGACTGCCTCCAGATCAATACCGGTCGGGATCATTAGGTCGGTCACTTGCAGTTCATAGTCCGTCGAGAATTCGCGCGTCATGCTCTTGAGTTTGAATTTGGCGCGGGTCTCGTAGGGCGGAAGGATGACGTTCTTGATCCATTCAGATCGCGCCGCCATCTGATTTTGCAGTTCATCATTTGATGTCGGGCCACTGAAATTGACAGGCGGGTCGCCGTCTTCCTCATGCTCTGGCTCCGGACCATATTCAACGATCAGATCGGTCTCGATGACATCCTCTGCTCTAAGCGCCGATAGAAACTCGATGCCATCATCATTTGGGGTGGCTGCAGGCGGTTGATAGCCGACCGACGTATCGAGCGGAAACAGAACCACCCGGTTGACGAATTGCTGATAGTCCGGGCCGGCGTAATCAATCGTGCAATAGGTTGGCGTGCCATCCGCCGCTGCAACGCTGCCGCCATAGCCGATCGTGCAACCGATCTTGACCTCGCACTTGATCTGGCCATCCGCGCCATCGAGCGCAATCGAATAGCCGATGATCTTGCCCGTTGCCTCGCCGACGCGCGGCTCGGCCAGGAATGCGCTCTTGCGCAACGTGACTTCCGGCATGCGCGCCAGCTTGGGTATGAATGCGATCTCGACGACGCGCGCCCGCTTCATCAGATGCGCCCGCGCCAGCGCGATCAAGTGCTCGATGCTTCGATTGCCGCGCTCGGTCGCGATATAGGACCGCCGCGCCGGCTCGCCGATGATAGGCGGCTGGCCATCGATAACTTCGCTCAGATTGACCGAGCGGATATCATCGATCCGCAGAGCTTCGCCATCCTCGGGATCAGTCAGGATAGGCTGCACATCGGCAACCAATGTAAGCGACACCTTCTCGGTATATTGCCGCTCGGCGCTGTAGCCTGCCACCAGCGTCGGCTTGATGGCTTGCACCACAACCACCGCGAACGAATCGGAATAACTGCTATTGGTCGACGACACATAGTCGACGCCATCACCATCCTTGGAATGACTTGAACTGCTTGTGGCGTTGGTGACGATCTTCCCATAACTGACGACATTGCGAGCAGATCTGAGAGTAGTGTTTGACGATGACCAGTGCGCCTCGGACGTGCTGCCATCCGCGAATTTAACGATCCCGCCGCCACCCCTGCTCTCGGTATGCGTTTGCGTATCAACAATGTCCTGTGCGTGTGCGTCGGCAACCTCCCAACCGTCGCCGATGCCGGCCTTGTTCTTTGGCCAGTCCGCGGCATTCAAATTGATTTCACCTCCGAATACCCTCGGCCAATGCGAGATCAGATATTGGGTCAGATCGACCGTGCCATTCGCCTGCTGGGTCCAGGTGAATTCGGCATTGATATCGACGCGCGAGAGCGGCCCGCTGGTTAGCGACAGGCCGAGGCCGTCATAAAGCACATCGCCATTCACGCAGAGGAATTCGACCAAGCCGTCTTCGCCGCTGATCTCGTCCGAGACGGTGACGACATGGGTCTCGCGATCATAATGCCAGATCTTGGTATAGCCCTCGAGCACGACCTCCGGGTCATCGCGCCGATCAGGATCGATCATGGCCTCGTCGTAATACGGCAGCACCCGCAGCGTATCGGCCAATGCTTCCTTCTGCGCCACGACATCGACCGGCCGCGCGACGAATTCCAGCGTGACCAGTTCCTCGAAGATACTGGTCGGGATGCCGACCAGCCGGCCACGAAACTTGATCAATGCAGGACCGCAGTCGAGCGCAAACCATGCCCAGATTTTGCGGCCGGGACCGAGCAACCCGATCGGATCGCCGGCCTCATTGCGCGGCCGGCGGACGACCACGGTCAGGTTGGCCGGATCGCCCTCGTCCTGCGCCAGCGTGAACGAAAACACGCTCTCATCCCAGCGCATGTGCCCGACGGTGAACGTCGTCTCACTGGCATCGACCCAGGCGAAATAGGGCAGGCCGGCGGGCATCGCTTACGGCGTCCTCTGCTCGGCCTCGAGCTGCCAGGCCACCTCGGCCGCCCATTCGTCGCGCGACGTGTTCCAGGTTGTGACCTTGGCAAGAATGATCAGCACGTCGCCGGTCGTGTTGGCGGCACCGAGGCCGGGGATGCAAGTGATGGTGATGTCCTGGCCGGGCCATATGCCGGTCAATTCGGGCACCTCGTGATCGGTGCAGGTGATCGTAACTTTGTACTGTCGGAACTGCGCCAGCGAGATGTCGGCGAGCGCGCCGCGGCAATCACGCGCCAACGCCGCCGCCTGCTCGATCGGCGCGAGCGTCATGGTGATGCCGCGCACGGCATATTGACTGAAGTCGATGTCGTCGATCGCGAGCAGTGTGTAGGGCGGATGAGCCATCAGGAATACCGGCTCGGCTTGCGGCCGCCGGAACGGACCTGTGCCAGCGCCGCGGCCTTTTGCAGTTCACCGATCACCGCAGACGAGGCGCGCAGGCCGCCGATGGGCGGCAGACCGGGGAATTGAATGGTGACATGGCTCATGCCGCCGACCGGGCCGCCGCTGGCGAACGCCGGCAGCGACCGTGGCACCAGGCCGCCAAGCGCGAACCGACCCAAACCGTCGAGCACGCCGCGCAGGTTGCCGCCCGAGCGCCGCAGCGCCTCCAGCAACGCCAGCATGCCAGGCTGTGCCACCGTCCGCGCCGGCATGATGTGTTCGCCACGCGAGACCCAGGCGAGATTGCTGTCGGAGGTGCCGGTGCCGCGCCCGCCGAGCAATCCACCCTCCGCTAAACGACCTGGGCGCTGCGACTCCAGGGACGGAATCGAGGTCGGGCGAGGAAGGTTAGCAAAATAACTAGCCTTGGCGGCGGCGGCATCGGCGGCGGCGGCGGCGCGTGCGTATGCCAGCGCGAGATTGTTCACATCCAGCACAAGAGTCTGCGTCGGGGTGCTCGCACTCGCGAGTTTGTCAGCTGATGACTTCAGGTTTTCGGCGGCCAGCGAGGCTGTGCCCAATCCTTGCGCCGCCTGCGCACCCGCTTGTCCTGTTTGCTGCAATGCTTGGCTAGTTGTATTAGCTGCCTGCGTGGTCTGCTGCGCGGCCTGCTGGCCTGCTTTCCCGAGCTGATCCCATGCTTCTTTAACTTTTTGTGCTGCTGCAGCCTGTTGTTCTGCTGGAGCGGAGAATAGATTAAAGGCCGCCTTCAGCACGTTAAACTCAGCAATAATTTCCGCAATATCGCCTTTGAGTTTTCTAATTTCTTCGGTCAAAAACCCGAAAACCGGCGTGACTATCGGCGCAATGCTTTGCTTGAGTTCGGCCCACGCCTGGTTCAGTTGCCTCAACGCCTGTTCATACTTGGCTGCCGCAATGATCTGCTCCTGGGTTGCCGGGGCGATCTGACCAAGAGCACTGGCAAAATTGTTCGCGTTGAGAGTGCCGGTTTGCAAGCCGGCGATCACTTGAGCGCCAAGAGTATTATCTAATACCGACATTGCCAGTTGGGTGCGCTGCACACTATCCGGCATGGTTTGCAGTTGGGCGATGAATCTTTGCAATGCCCCAGTGATGCCAGTAAGGTTTGTAAGGTTTGTGGTGAAATCAGAAAATACCGTAATGACAGAACTGGGCACCAAACCTGCAGCGAGCGATTCTTTCAACTTTGCCAAGCCTGGCGCAATCGCATCGGTAGATATGCCGGCTTGCCCAAGAACCTTTTGCAATTTGTCAAATTGCTGCGCCGTCAAATCCAGCTTCGCGCCCTCGGCGGTCAGCTCGCTAAGCGACTTTGCCGCATCGTTCCCGAACTTGATAATAGCTCCAGCCGCAACGCCGGCTGCAATACCAACAGGCCCAAACGAACGGGCCAGAACGCCAAACAACCCGAGCGATTTTGTCATCCGGGTGGCCATGCGAGTGACGGCAGTGCCAAGACTTTCGAATGCTCCCTCGACCTTCTTGACGCCTTGGACGACCTGCTCGAACACCACCGCATTTTCCGCGGCTGACTTAACCTTATTGAATGCCGCCTGGCCCTTATCACCGAGATCCTCGAATTGCGCTGATGTTGAGCTGAGATTGACTTGATCGGCTGCGTCCTGGATGTCGCTGAATGACTTCTGGCCAGCCTTGCCGATATCCGCGAGTTGCCGCGTGACCTCATCGCCGCCATCAAGTCCGATCTCTATCGAGATTTTGTCTGCCATGACGCACTAATTTTCCTTGAAGTGCTGGAGAAACAATTCGCCAATGCGGGCGGCATGTTCCTCGACGATCTCGGTGATGCGGAATTTCTTCGGGATGCGAACCGACGGCACGCCAACGTAGAGCGGCTTACGGTTGCGATCGTGATCGTTGGCATCGAACAGCATCGGGTGACCACGCACCGTAGCGGAGACCAGTTTCTTGCCCGAACGGCTCGCCGGCGGTCCGCCCGGTGTGGTCGGTATCCACAGCAACGGCCGACCTTGAATCGTTGCGCCGTGCTCGAACACACCGGCGAGTCCGCCCATCGAATGAAAGATGATAGCCTTGGCCTGCAAGGATGGCTCGCCGCCTTCCTTTGCACCCTTGATCCGTTTTTTCAGTCCTGCCTGCCATTTACTTCCAAACCGACCGGCGCTCGCGATGTTGCTGCGCCCTTCCTCGACCGCATCGTCCGCCGCCTCGCGCAAGGCCGCAACCGCCGCCGTGGCGACCGACCGTTGCTTGTCGCGAATCAGTTCGATCACGCCAAATGGATCGGCCTTGACTGTGAACTTCATGGCCATTTACTTTTCACCCTGATCGATGTGATCAAGTTGATGACTGAATTCGAGATAGGCCCACATCTGCCGCGGCGTCAGCGTCATTGCATATTGGGGTGGGAAGCCGCGTCGGATAAGGGCTGTGATGGCAATGGCGATTTCCGCAAGCGCACTTTGATCGGCTTTGCTCCTTCGTCCGCGCTTGTGACGAGCGTCGTCAACCTCTCGACGAAGGAGACTAGTCCGTTTGGGAAGGTTAGTCCGATAATTGCTTTCAATAAAATCAATTGATTTTCGGCCAATAGCATTCTGGCGCGCTGCTCGTATTGCTCGTCGCCGAGGTGCCCGCAACCGGCGGCAATGATCGGCCCGATCGCGGCACCGAAACGCTCGATCAATCGCGTCCCGACCTTGCCGCCACTCAGTAATGTTCCGAGTTCAGGGAACCGCGCGATAATCGACGCGATGCCATCACCATGCAGTCCATGCACGATGATCCGCTTGCCATCGATCTTGACCACCTCGACCGCCGTCGAAGGCGCAATGTCCAGAAGGTCTGCCATGGTGTTTTCCTACGCTGTTGTGGTCTCGTCCCTAACTGTCCACTTGCCAAAGGAACCATCGGCACCTTTCTGCACCTCGGCCTCGATCTCGATCGTTGTGAAGTCGTCGCCATCGGTGATGAAACTGAAATCCCCGGATGGCACAAACGACACGGTTGCGTCGAAGTCGACCTGCTGGCCGATATCATTGGTCCCGACGATCTTGATATCGCCGGTGAACTCTGGCTTCGATAGGCCACTCAGGACGGTGTTGCCGTCGGTATCGATGCTTACCCCGGCAAGCGCGAAGAATGCAAGATTCTGGCCGTTGATCTCGTCGAGGGTGAACTTGATGGTTGCGGCAAGTGATGTAATCGCCGTAAAATCCTTAGTTTTCACGCCTTCGCGGGAGCTAAAATGCTCTTTTTTTTCAACAGCCGGCGTGTAGACGAACGACGGCGCATTGCCGAGGTCGGTGTAGGTCGAAGCGCCGTCCTCCTTGAACGAGACGATACCTTTGCCAATATGATAGTTCTGCACATTGGGTGACGTGGGCATGGCGGTATTCTCCTTTCTAGAGATCGTCGGGCTTGAGCGTGTACTTGAACAGAAATTGCGCGGTTAATGCTGCAAAGCCTGTGCGCGTCCATCCGACATCGGTCTGACACCCGAGATAGCGGATTGCACCGTTGCCGTGGCGCCCGGTTTTCACGATCTGCTCGTTGAGTTCGGTGTCGGTCAGCACCCGCTTGATCAGCTCGCGGCGAAACGTAGTAACGATCGAGCCGAGCACGACGTTGTCATCTTGCACTTGAACAACGATGCCGGGTGTCATCTGCACATTATATGGCCGATGCGATTGCTTCATTGACACGTCACCCGCGCCATCGGATTCCTCGTCGCCGTCGAGCACGATTGCCGCCGGCAACTCAGCCTCAATGAGGTCAATGTTGTTGCGATGCACCGAGCGGATGTTCGGAAGTGTGCCGACCACCTCGAGCAGCCGCGCCAAGATGTCCTCGCGCACGTCAGCCATTGGTCGACTCGATCGCATTCAGCAGGAACAGCACCTCGCCGAGGTCTTCACCGTTCGGACTGCCGGTCAATTCATAGGATCGCACTGTCCAACTGCGGCCGTTAAACGTCAGCACCGATCCTTTGTAAGCCTCGCGCGCAATACCTTTGCCGTCGAGCTCGGGGATGCGGGCATAAGCGCCAGGCCCGACGCTGCGCACTTCCACGCTGCCGCTGGTCTGGGTCTTCCGCCGGGTCTCGTCGATCACGGTGAGAGCGACCTCGCCCGCGGTCCCGGCAAGAGTCAGCGTCGCCGGCACGCCGATCACCGCAAAGACTGGGTCATAGAGGCCCGCGCTATAGTCGATCATCGCCATTCCCTGCGGAACGCAAACGTCCCGATGTCCTCGCGGCCGAGTTCGGTCTCGACCTTGCTTTCCGACACCAGCACAAAGCCGCACTGCTTCATCGCAAACACCAGGCCGTCGCGTGAAAAATACCAGCAATGCTCGTCCGGCTTGAAGTGCTTGCTGCCCAGCACATGCTCGGCGTCGCGGAAGATCGGCAGGGACGTGAACACCCAATCCTTCACATTGGCCAGCAGCGACTGAAAATCCGGGATATGCTCGAGTACATCCCACAGCGTGACAGCATCGAACGAAACCAGGTGCGGATCGACCAGCAGCATCCGCTGCTCGAGCCAGGCGAGGCCGGCGGGGTTGACATCGTAGCCGTAGGTGGTGCGGCGACGCGACCGCCGCGCTTCGATGAACGCACCCGAGCCGATACCGACATCGATCAGTGCTCCTCTGTAATGCTGCTCGACGAAGTTGCACCGCGCCTGCATCAACGCGCGTCCGAGGTCGCTATTGGCATTGCGATCGAAGCTGTCGAAGTAGTCCTGATCGTAGGGCGCGAACCCGACCTCGACCGGATAATGACCGATGCCGAGCTCGGGCCACCAGGTCAGGCGGCGACGCGAGAACTGCTCAACCAGCGAGCAAACCGGCCGACCGGATCGGTAATTTTCTTGTCGCAGACGTGCAGCATGTTCGTGCATCGGCAGAAGTGCTCCGGCATGAGAAACGCAATACGGCTCGTATCAAGCCGCGGATCGGTGATCTTCTCGGGTGCGTTGTGGCCGCCGTGGCCGCCCAGCACCACGAAGGTGTTGACCTTGAGCGCGAGCCCGGCCGGGACGATCCAGCCGACCCCACCAATGACGATGTCGGCGTCGCGCACCAGCGCGAGCAGCTCGCGCACCGCCAGCTCGCCAAACACGAAGTGATGGTGCGCCGGCGGCAGTTCGCCCACCGCCCATTCCTCGCCCGGCGAAAGGTCGGCGACCGCGACCACGGTGTGGGTCGCCATCAGTTCGTGGGCGAGCGCATTGACGTATTCCGGTCGCGGGTTGCGCGCCTCGTTACGCCATTCGCTGCGCACGGTCACCGGCCGGACCACCGCGATCGGCCGCTCCGACTTGACCGGCGATGGCCCCATCTCAGGCAGATCGAACAGCGCCGGATCGAAGCCGACCTTCAGCGCCGACCATCGACGCTCGAGCGAATTGATAATCGAGGTCGCCGAGATGTCGCGGCCATAGCTGACCTTGATTTCGCGCATCGGCACCGGGAACGATCGCATCCACCGATCGGGCGGCTGCCGCGCCATGTTCTTCTGCTGAGTACGCAGCTTGCGCGATCCGCGGATGAACTTGATGTCGAGATCGGCATAGAGCTCGGGCCACGGCGTTTCGAGGTGGATCTCGTATTGCTTCGCCGCCGCGCGCACGAACGGGCGCTGGTATACGTTGTCCCCAAGGCCCCAGAGTCCGTGGACGTGAACCGGCTTAGGCCGCATGCCGCTCGCTCAGCACGTCTTCCAGATCGATAATCGGCCACAGATCGGCATAAGCGCTGCCGGGACTGGCGTTCCATAACGTGATGCCCATGGTCCGCAGCGGCTCGACCATGGTGGCAAGATCGGCCCGGTGGCGATCATAGCGTTCCGGCTTCGGCGACCAACGATGCGGCTTGTGGTGCCAGGTCCGGCCGTCTGCGGCCGATTTCCCGTCGGCGCCGAGCCAGACGATGGTGCCGCCCGGCCCGACCAGATGCGCCGCCAGGTTGGTCGCCGCCGTCAGCGAGGTCCATTTCTGCATCAGGCTGTCGCGCTCGAGCGCGAGCCCCGGCGGCTTGGTGCTGCGGCACATCAGCACCTTCTTATCTTCCGAGCACATGCGCGAGACGGTGACGACGCGACCGCGGAAGTTCGCCACCGCCGCCCGGTTGTCGGGCTCGTGCCACCAGCGCCAGTCGCCGAAATAGAGAAAGTCCGCCCATGGCAACTTGTAGACGCTGGAATTGATCGCGATCACCCGGCGGCCGCGCAGCGCCTCCAGATCCACCCCGAGCACCGACGGCCCGCCGCCGACGATGAACACGGTCTCGCCCGGCCATTCGCGCGAGACCGACCAGAATGCAGGCTCACGCGACATAGAGGCGCCGGTAGGGTTGGATCAGGTTCACCACGGGCGCCGACAGATAGCCCGACGATGAGGTCGCCAATGATGGTGTGAAATAGCTCACGCGGGTGTCGCCGTGCTGCAGCTCGCGGATACTGGGATCACGTGAGCCGACGGTGCGGCCCTCGCTGACCGCCTGGATCACTGCCTGCTGCAGCCGCGCCGGTGCGCCTTCCGGCAGGTCGTAGCCGCCGCTATAGAGCACGGCGACCACCGTCTCCGCCCAGCACCCGCTGGTCCACAGCCGGCCACTGTCGGGATCGAACTCATAGTCGGCCGCGGTCGCGCCGGCGGTCGAGACCTCGGCGACCTCGACCACCGGATAAAGCGAGAGCGTCAGCGCCTGCCGCGGCAGCATGTTCTCATTGCGATCGAAGGTGAAGGTCTCGAGCGCCTCGGCCAGGCCGAAACGGCGGTTGCAATATTCTGCAATGATGCGTGACTGCATCGTGATGGCGGCTTGCAACGCCGCATCCTCGGCGGTGCCCTCGATCTCGAGCGCAAGCTTGAGGTCGGCGAGGCTAATCAGGTCAGGCCCGGCGCTGTCGGTCGACTCGCTGAGGATTTCAAGGATCGAATGCATCACTTCAACCTGAGCGGCTCGAGCGCGCGTTTCTCGTCCGTCCGCGCGTCGCGGCCGTCGCTGCCGCGCTTGACGGCGAGGCGCCAATCGTCCGACTTGCCTGGCTTGGCGCTGGTCTCGGCCTGGGCGATGAAGAACGAGCCGCCGAGCGTGACGCCATCGCCGACGACATAGGTCGCGCCCTCCCGCCAAACCCCGGCATCGAGGACGATGGCGGTCTTGATCTCATGCACGGTGTCGCCGATGGCCCAGCGCAAGGTGCGGCCGCCGTCCGGCGTCATGACCGTGGCGGTCTTGAGTGCCCGCCCGACTTGCTCGGCGGCGTAGTCCTGCAGGTAAGTCAGGTCGGCGGCGTTGCGGCCGGGCTCGCCCTTGGCGCCGCGCTCGCCATCCTTGCCGGCGATACCGGATGGCCCCACGGCGCCTTGCTCGCCCGGTTCGCCGCGCTCGCCCTTGGCGCCGGTCTCGCCTTGTGGCCCGCACTTGCCTTCCGGCCCAGTGTCTCCCGGCGGCCCCGGCATGCGCGCCAGGGTGCGGACCTCGGCCAGGGCGCGATGGGACATGGTCAAGCAAACGCCAAAGCCCTCGATCAGCGTATACGTGGGCGCGGGAATCATCGGTTTCTCGCTCATGCCGCCCCCTAACTGAAAATCACATCGGCGCGCGCTTGCGTCAGGATGCCATCGGTGACGAGCGAGGTTTTCAGCGTCGTCACGTTCTTTTTCGACATTTTGATTGAACCCATGAACGCGACCACATCCCAGTTCTTTGCATTGCCTGCGGTCTGCCGCCACGTTTGCGCGGTGGCCGCGCGATACTCTGCATTAGTAAAGCGCCCGATCCACTCTGTGACCGCCAGCGTGGTCGGCGTGTCGATCGGGATGGTGGCAACCACGTTGTTGCCGGCGTCGATCTGCGGCTGCGTTGCGCCTGCACCCGGCGTCCATTTCCAGGTCGAGCGATCGTCAGATTTGCCGACACTACAACTATCAATCGGGCTGACCTCGGCAATGGCATCGTAGAGCGTTCCTGCGTCCATCACATCCATCCGACGAATGTTAGACCGTTTGCCCGAGTAACTGGATCGCCGTCGTCGCCGTAAAAAACCGAGCTAACGCCTGTAGTGGTGTATTCCAGCGCCTGGACATAATTGAAGCCCAGAACGGGAGCACCCATTAAGATTGCGACCGGCCATCCGTTTAACCCACCAAAACCCATGGCCGTGGCCCCCGGCACGGGAGCAGTCGAACTGTTGAGGCCAATTCCATGAAAAGATGTACTTCCTCCATCAAGCCTGCCGCCGAACGTCGAAGTATAAGCGTCTTCCGCGAGCCCCTTCACGAACGAGCAACGCATCGCGGCGGAGCTATCGCTATTCTGCCACGCGCCGCTAGTGGCGATTGACCAGCTATCTTTGCTATTACTCGAACGCGATGTGACCTGGCGCCGATTGTAGGCATTCCAGACGCCGAGGAAGCCCGCCGTTCCGCCGCTCGCGGTCGCCCCGTAAATCCAATCGATCTGGGACGATGCATTGCTGCGCACCGTGCCGACATAAGTGCCCCTGGATGCCGCTGGACCGTTGGTGATGGCGGCGTTGTTGAGCCATACGCCATTGACCATTGTGAGCGCGGTGCCAGCCGAGCGCGTGGTGTCGTTCGTCCAGGCAGGCCCGCGCGTGAGCGTCGGTGTGCCGGCGTTGCTCCACACAAACAGGTCATACACGCTGCTTGCCGCCACCGCGGCCGGGCCGGCACTGCCCACCGAGGAAGCCGTGGTGACGTTGGACAACTCGCTAAACGTCGTCGGCACCATCGCTGCGCCGCTGTACAGCACGATCTGATTGCCGACATATGGCGTGTAAAAAATCGTGGTCTTGGCCGACTGCGTCGTGATCATCACGGGCGTTGCGGTCTGCAGCGTCAGCCGTCCCTGCGGCGGAACGGGAGTGGCAGAACCGCCGACCGCATTTGCCTTGATCTGGCCTGTGGTGGTGCGATCCCACGTCACCGTGGCGGTGTCGGTGAGCACCCGCTCGCTGGTCAGCGTCGCGTCGGCCGTCGAGGTGATGTACTCCGCACCGACTGGCGCCCCGCTAGTCACCGTTGAGGTCAGGTTGCCGCCCGAAAACGCCAACCCGGTGCTGACGTTGACTGCAGACCATGTGTTAGCGGCAGAGCGATAATAGATCGTGTTGGTGCCGGTGGCACCGGCCAGTGAAGTCAGATCGGCATCGAGCGGCTGATAGGCTGCGGCGGCAGCAGTCGTCGTCAGATAACTGCCGAGATTTGCTTGAACGTAAGCGGTGGTCGCGATCGAGGTATCGTTATCGGCCGTTGCCGGCGTCGGTGCCTTCGGATCGCCGGTAAAGGTCGGCGAGGCGAGCGGCGCCCGCGCGGCAACAGCGGTGTTGGTCAGCAGGATCTGATCTTCGAGTTCGCCCAGCGTATCGGCGCCCGGCCCTGCCGTGCCGACCAGCGCGGTGATGGCGTTGCTGACGAAGGCCGTGGTCGCAATCGAGGTATCATTGTCTCCTGCGGTTGGCGTCGGCGCTGTAGGATTGCCAGTCAGCGCAGGCGAGGCGAGCGTCGCATAGGCCGAAAGATCAATCGAGATGTTCTGCGTGCCGCTGTTGTAGTTGAGTGGCGCGGTTGCCGAGACAACGCCAGGCGGCCCTTGCGGCCCCACATCACCCTGCGGCCCCTGTATTCCGGGTGTTCCGGGCGCTCCTTGCGCACCGGTCGCGCCGGGCGATCCTTGCGC